GTCAAGTTCAACATCGGTAGCAAGAGTGACCATGTCGGCATCGGTGATACCGAACGCTGTCAGCTGTCTGCTTATGAACTCTCCGTTAGTCATTACTTACAATCCTTAGCAAGTCACACTGCCTTTTCCTACTCTTCCGTCTTAGCATCATCCTTTGCCTTTGCGGGGCGACCAGGCTTCTTCGGCTCGGGCTTCTCGGTCTTTTCAACCTGTTCAGTCTTCACCTCGGGCTGCTCGGCTTTCACCTCGGGCTTTGGCTCTAGATTCTTCTCCGGCTCGGAATATGGCTCGGCAAGCTTCTTTGAGATGATATCGTTGGCACGGTCATCGTCAAAGTCCAGCACAGTACCCACCTTGAAGAGGGTACTTGTGTGGAACTTGTCGTAAAATTCAGATATAACTCGAATCTTCATACCGATAAAGGGTTTTAGCCTGCAACGGCTGTTGAGTCGATAGTGTAAATCTGGTCTACGTTGCTCAGGATGGGAACGACCATTGCCTGCGAAGAGGTGAACTCACGCAAGGGGTCGTTCTGTGAGTAGCGAGAGGTAAGGATGAAGTCATCCACGGTCTCGTAGACAACGCCTGCAACGGGACGGCTAGCCTCGGCACAGTTCGTCCATACGAGGTCTCCCAGCTGGTCGGAGCATGTGAACGTCATCACGCCGTTCTGCCACGGTGTGTGGTTCTGCTTCTTACCGTTCAGCTCGGTCTTAATCTTACGGGCGACACGATGCAGGGTGATACCCCACTTGGCCTGGAACACGCTCGCAACCTTCTCGTAGTCGAGAACGGGGATATTGCTTCCCTGCTGAGTGGCGATGCCTTGGTTGAAGGCATACTGACCGCGAACCTGCTTGCTCTTGTAGAGGTTGTTCAGGGCGGTATCGTCAGCGAATACGTCAGTGATGACGTTCTGGTCTGCCAGTGCCTTGTCGAAAATCTTCTGGATGTCATCGAGGGGAGCGGAGTTATCCACGTCTGACCACAGGACAGAAGCGAAGAACTTGTTTTCGGGCAGGAAGCCCACATCGATGCGGACACCGGTACCACCGCTGCGGGTAGACACGCCTACGCCGCTAGACAGTTCAGAGAGGAACATATCCTCGATACGCTCGTAGATAGCCTGAATGACACGGGGCAGGTCTGCGAACATGTTCTGTACGACCTGTGCAGGAGGGGTGTTGGTGGCAATCATTGCGTCCAAGTCCTTCATCTGCTTCTCCGTGAGGTACAGCTTCAGTCCCAACTTGGGGATGGAGCCCGTAGCGGTCGTGATAGCATCACGGCTCTTCAACGGCAGCTCAGAGTCGAGCGATACAACGTCAGCAGCTACGCGGGTGTACTCAGCGGTTACTGATGCCCAGCGTCCATCGGCACTGTACTGCTTCTGCAGGTGGTTACGATAGAGGTATGTGAGCACGTTCTTGTCGGTGCGTACCTCGTTCAGCTTCTCTACGATTTCCCTTACGAGACCAGGAAACCATTTCTCGGTGTACTCGAAATAAAGTGATTTTTCCATAATTTAAATTACGCCTCCTCGTCGTGATTAAAGATGATGTGCTTGCAAACAGCCTTGAAATCAGACCCGATAGCACCGAGCTGAATCTTCATCACCTTGTCATTAACAACTCCGTCAATCATGATGGAAGCTGCGGGCTTCTCCTTCAGGATTGAGCGATAAAGAATACCCTCATAGATAGCGCCCTCGGGCAGGGTGTCGTAGGCATATACCTTGTTACCCTCCTCATCGACTACGGGCTCGTTGTTCTCCAGAACCTGCTTGATAGGCATGGGGAGATAGATTTTCTCACCGTCAGCCACCTTGGAGATGATGACATGACCTGCAAGAATCACGTCTTCGGGGAAGTCTGTCACGTCAAGCGTGCGGCCGCCCTCAATGTCGGTGATATGCTTCTTGATGACAATGCTGTCATAAGAACCGAAATCAATACCGACCTTCTTCTGTGAAATGTCCTGTTTCATTTGGATTGTGTTTGAGATTAATGTTTCACAAGTGCTCCAGCAACGGCCTTGAGCTCTTCAGGGGTAGCATCTTTCTGTTCCAATTGCTGCCCGAACGGACGGCGCTCCTGGAGGTTCAGTGCCTTGTAGTTCGTGGCGACCACGTTCAGGTGGTTCACGATGGCACTCTCATCCATGTCATCCGTAATGGCAAAGCCCTCGTCGATGCGACTCTTGGGGATTCCCAAT